CGTCTCGTGGGCTCGGAGATGTGTATAAGAGACAGGTATATAATCCGTACATTATTGAGAAAGATTATAACTTTTTTGAAAAGGAAACGAAAATGGAAAAATTACTTAAGAATGAAAATGGAATTATTGAGACAGTTGATACATCGAGTGATGATAGTAAAGTTTATAATGTCAGAATATGCACAGAAGTTGATAGAAGCGTTGATACTGACATAAAAATTGCGTGTGTCGATTTAAGGCAAGCTGAAAAACTCGCAAATTTATTGAGATCAACCGTGAGTATTGGTGAGCATGGAGTTTTATTTATATAACTATATGATGCACGAATGGAAGAAGGTCGGATTTTTTAAGATGGTATGGTGGGCTGCAAAAGGAACAAATGCAAGGATAGAAATATAGATTTTTAACTTATTTGGCCGCACAAGCGGCGTGAGGGATCATAAATGAAAACATGCAGCAGTTGTCAGATGCCAAGTTTTACCGCCAAGTATAGATTGGAAATGGGCGAGGTTTTATGTGGGCATTGCTACCGGAATGAGATCATGCAGAAAGAGATTGACGATGCCGATGGGGTGTCCTCAGATAATTACATTAACCAGCAACTTAATGATAGGAGCGCAGTGGAATGAAAAAGTTTGTGACAGCAAAACAATTAGAAACGCAAGTTAAAGAAAAGACTCACCGGATATGGGTATTGTTTGGGTTCACCGTGTTGTTGGGGCTATTGATCGCAGGTTTATGTGTCTATATATATAAGCAGGACAAAGCGTGGAAGGTGCGCCATCAGACGCAGCACAGCAAGGTTATTGTCAATGGGTTCACCGCAACAGAATTGGCTGGCGTTACGAATATGAGGCCATTGTATTTAGTCAGTAGTAAATAAGTTTTATATATGACATATACGTATAATATATATATACTTATATTTTTAACTTTAACAGGCGGGGAAAAATGGCGAAACTGAACAAAGTATTCTTAATGGGCAACCTGACACGTGATGTGGAATTAAGGTACGTACCGTCAGGCGCAGCGGTGGCATCGTTTGGCATTGCTATCAATCGCAAGTGGAAAAGCGCAGATGGCGAAGTAAAAGAGGAAGTTATATTTGTTGAGGTGTCGATGTTTGGCACACGTGCAGAGGTAATTGCACAATATTTTGCAAAAGGCAATCCGATATTCATAGAAGGTCGTTTAAAATTCCAGCAATGGGAGGACAAAGACGGTGGCAAACGGAACGCCTTGAAAGTTGTGGCAGAGAATTTTGAGTTTATTGGTGGACAGGGTGGACAGTCCAGCCAGTCCGGATCGGGTGACAACGACATCAACGAAGAAGAAATCCCATTTTAGATATGATTTAAGTCGGATGTAGAATGGTTGTCTGCTAAAAAACAAACCACTCATTGTCGGTTCGAGTCCGAGTTGCAAACAGGTGTAGTGAAGGGTGGTTACAGCAAGGCTCAAATCCTTGCCCGACTTATACTTTTTAAACCCTTTGTGGAAAGGAAAAATAATGAAACTGTATGAATTAGATATTGAATTACATAAACTTGACGAGGCTTTTAAACAGTATGCGGAAGATAATGCAGGAGATATGACAGATTTTCCTTTTGATGATTACCGTGAACTGTTAAAAGAGAAGCGTGCAGACAAACTGCTTGGTCTTGGTGCATGGTGGAAGTCAATACAGGCAGAGTCGAAAGCGTTCAAGGATGAAATGGAAGTGATGCGTGAAAAGAAAGCAAGGCTTGACCGGAAAGCAGTCAATGTTGAGACTTTTCTACTTAAATTTCTGGAACAAGGTGAAAAGATACATAACACTAGGGTGGAATTGTCTTGGCGCAAGTCTCAAACGCTGGAAGAAGATAAAAATTTCGACATCAATGAACTTGGTGAAGGGTACAAGAACGAGAAAACTATTGTGTCAATAGATAAAGCATTAATCAAAAAGGCTATAAAGATAGGCATAAGGTTTGAAGGGCTTGCACTGGTTGACCATGAAAGATTGCAAATAAAATGAAACCAGATTTTAAGCAGCAGTATATTAACTATTTGCTCAGTCAGGGGCTTGATCGCACAGAAGCGGTCAGGCTCTTTGACAAAGGCACAGGCCGAGGTGATTACGGATACAGTGCGGTTTTTTATGCACGGGAAGAAATGGAGTGTGATAAATGAATGATATAAAAGATTTGACTGATTTTAGGGATAGGTTGAACGTGAGGATTTCAAAATTAGCACGACTTAAATGTGAGGTACAGGATAAAATGGCTGGCATATTAAGCCCTCTTGTCGTTGGCGATGTCATTGAAAATAAGGAAGGTAAGGAAAGATATATTGTTACTAAAATATCTTATCAGTATTCAAGATATGTTGTATGGGGAAAGAAAATACTGAAAAGCGGTAACACTGGCAAGTTAGAACGTGACTTGTATTTTTATTATTATAATAAAGACTCGTATAATATCATCAAAAAGGAAAATTAATAATTATGAAAAAAACAATTGATGAAAAGTTTTTCGAGTACCATAAAGCAAACCCGAATATATATGAATTATTTATCATATTCACACGGGAAGCGAAGCGTTCTGGTCGGAAGCATTACAGCATCTGGGCGATTGCAAACCGGATACGCTGGCACATTAATATTGAGGTTCATTCAAAGGATTGTTTCAAGATAAGCAATAATCATTTGAGCAGGTACGCCAGATTATTAATGAAATTGAATCCGGAGTTCAAAGGGTTCTTTAGAATAAAAAATCTCAAAGAATTTTCAGTATTGGATTACGAATGAAGAAAAAAAGAAATATAGTGTGGTTTAGTTGTGGTGCGGCCTCAGCAGTTGCCGCAAAGTTAGCAGTGGATAAGTACCCAGATTGTGAGGTTCTTTATTGTGATACATTAGCGTATGAGCATAAAGACAACATCCGGTTTTTAAAGGATGTGGAAAAGTGGATAAAAAAAGAAATTAGAGTGTTGAAATCAAAGAAATATGATGATATTTATGACGTTTTTGATCGTACTGGCTGGTTAGTTGGAGTAGCTGGCGCAAGATGTACTATTGAATTAAAAAAGAATGTTAGAAAAGATTATCAGGTTGATGGTGACAACCATTTGTTCGGGCTGACAGCAGATGAAGAATCAAGAATACGAAGATTTGAAACCCAAAACTCTGAATTGTTAATTGAATGGATTTTGCAAGAAAGTAAAATCTCAAAAAAAGACTGTTACCGGATATTACAGCAAGCAGGTATCGACCTTCCTAAGATGTATTTACTCGGTTATAACAATAATAATTGTATCGGATGTGTCAAAGGGCAGGCAGGGTATTGGAATAAAATCAGAATAGACTTTCCTGATGTGTTTGACAAGATGGCAAGACAAGAAAGAAAAATGGGAGTTGCGATAAATAAGAGTTACGCAGGTGACGGCAAAAGAAAAAGAGTGTTTTTAGATGAACTTGATCCATTTGCAGGTAAGGATGTTCCTGAACCTGATATTGAATGCGGTGTTATGTGTGTAAATGACCCAGCAAACCGCATAGAGGCACAAGCGCAAATAAGCATGCAGATGGAGTTCTTTAAAAAGGATTGACGATTAGTTTGGAGGATTACGAATGAAGAAACTCAGCAAACCAGATAACTGCCACGACTCCGCAACGTGCATATATAGCGCACAGGATTGTGTCATTTGCGTGTACAAGGATCGGGCAGAGCAGAGCGATGATAACCGCCATAGGTTACTGGCAAACCGTCAGGCGGTCAACAGGACTATATTCAAGCGTAATACAGTGGGCATCAAGAAGAAAAGTTTACGGGGAACATACGGCAAGAATAAGCCGAAGTGATATTATCTTTTTATTTTAATTGACTTTTACTTATGATAGGTCATTATAAACAACATGAATAAAGAAATTGTTAAAATGGTTCGATGTACTTGTGGAAAATGTGACCATGTTTGGGTGTCCAGAATTGAAAATCCAAAGATGTGTCCTGCTTGCAAGTGCCGAAAATGGGAGAATTATGGCAAGAATAAGGTATCTTAAACCGGAGTTTTTCTTTGATGATGACCTTGCAGAGTTGGATTTTGGGTCAAGATTATTCTTTCAAGGGTTGTGGTGTTATGCGGATCGTGAAGGGAGGCTTGAAGATAAGCCAAAAGTTCTCAAGGCCCAGATAATGCCGTATGATAGCATCAGTCCTGATAAGATACTTGATAAATTAGAGGGTAAATTCATTATCAGGTACGAGGTTGATGGGCGTAAGTATATACAAATCAACAACTTCATCAAACATCAGAAACCACATCACACGGAGAAGGAAAGTTTAATACCTGAGCATAACGGTGTATTAACGGTTAAACAACCGTCTAAGAACACCCTCAAAGAGAAAGAGAAAGAGAAAGATAAAGAGAAAGATAAAGAGAAGTGTTTAGAATTTGTATTCTTACTTAAATCTGAACATGATAAACTTTTAAATCAATATGGTGTTGAACGACTCAAGGTAATGATTGAGAACTTAAACAATTATCTTGGTAGTACAGGCAAGAGATATAAAAGCCATTATCATACTCTATTGGCATGGGAGCGTAAAAACGGAACAGGCGTTGAACAAAAGCAGCCACGTATTAAATTTAATCCGGAAGTCCCATTTGACGAAATATAGGAGAAAACATGAATCAAGCTGAATTTTCAAATCTATTTGCAATATTGTGTGCCAATTACCGGAAGGATAAGGCAAAGGTTCAAGATGCGTATGACCTGTTCTATACTCGGTTTGGTAAGGAAGATTATAACACGTTGAACAGGGCCATTAACTGTGTATGTGATTCTTCAAAGTATTTTCCCACAATAAGCGATATTTACAAAGAACTACGGTCAATCAAGCCAGTTAAAAATAACGGTGGATTGCCGGACTTTGAACATTGCAAGCCATGTGGAGGCAAGGGCCGTGTGGCGTTGATACTTGGGGTGGAACGGTGTCAAAGGTCGGGCAGGAAGAAAATAAGGCACAGGCGGTTGTGGGCTATAGAGGAACGAGCGTTCCAATTTGAAGAAGAAAATATAACCCGTCAAGAGGTATCTGCGTTCTGTAAATGCGAAAAGGGTCAATATTTGTATCAGGCTTGTGGCAGCGATGGGATTACATTATCAGAAACGGAGTTTGCGCAATGAAACAGATTAAAATTAGTGGGTGTCATGAGTGTGATAAGAAAGATACTTTTAGGGTATTACACTGTGCCTATAAAGGGGTTTTGTTACAAATAGATAAGCAGGTATTTGAGAAAACCATCCATCCTGACTGTCCTTTGGATGATATGGATGAACAGGGTGGTTGGATAAGTGTTGATGAACGGCTGCCTGAAGAATGGCAAAGAGTTTTATTCGTAGTGAAACTTACGTTTAGCTGTTTTATTGTCATAAGAAACTACCATTCTGTCACAATGAATGAATCACTAACCCACTGGCAACCGCTACCGGACAAACCGAAGGAGGGCTTTTAGCAATATGACCTACTACAAAATATCATTCAGAGTGTTTAAGAAAATGGAGGAAGTGAAATGAGTGATGCACCTGAGAGGATATGGATGGAAGAAAGAGTCGGCTCTAATGGTATTTCTTGCCTTGATTATAAAAACGATGATGATTCTCCTGAATACATACTCAAAGAGACTGCGGATAAAGATATGGAGAAAATCTTACAGCCGATTAGGGATGCGATGAAGGGACAAAGTGAAAATGTATATGCGGTCTTGTGTAATAACCCACCCATAGACACCAGAGATTTATTCAATGCCTGTCAGGAATCTCTTGCACTTGCGGATAAGAAATAAGTGCCATCCATTCAAGGCGTATATGCGAGCAATCGCTTGATTCGAGAAAGGGAGTCGATGGGGTATGTGCCTTGAGTTGATAGTATTTATGTGCCTTAATTAGAAAAGGAAGGAGAAAATTGAGCGAATCAAGTGAACAGAAAAAAGTAATAGAGTGGTTTAAAATACAATACCCACAATTCAAGAAGCGTATATTTGCAATTCCAAACGGTGCGTATTTGTCAGGCGATAACCGCCGCAGGGCCATGCAGATGTCAAAACTGAAAGCGGAAGGGTTAGCGGCAGGTGTATCTGACTTATTTATTGCAGTTGCCAAGTGCAAACATGGGCATGGGTTATTCTTGGAAATGAAGGACACAGGAAAGACACTGGCTGATGTGTCTGGTAAGCAAAAGGATTTTATCAAAGAAATGATGGTTGCAGGGTATGCAGCAGAGTGGGCAGCAGGATTTGACGAAGCAAGGGCTATAATTAACGCTTATTTGAAGGGGAAAGAATGAACACTTATATCTGGACAAAAACAATTGAAGTTGATACAGAAGAAGTATATAACGCAGCGGCAGCGCAATCAAAGAGTGTTCTCAGATATTTATATGACAGCATTATTCCGGTATCCGCATATAAAAAAAATGTGGCAATTGAGGAAAATGAAGATATTAACAAGTTTGTAATCAGATACAATGATTCTCAGTACAGACCGAGGTATTACAATGGGAATTAAACCAATAATAAAAGCATTGATTGTTGCGCTGGCTGTGGTCTTGCCATTGTATTTTGATACCACGATGACAAGGCCATTTGATACACCGAAGTTCTTTGCATTGATGATCGGGGCTGCTTGTCTGTTCGTATGTGTGATGTTTGACGGTAAATTACTAGAACACAAATCACCTTTGTCATATCCAATTATTGCATTGTGGGTTGTTACCGGATTTGCAACATGGTTCTCAGTGCATCCCATGACCAGTTTAATTGGTGGCTCTAAGCGGTTTGACGGGTTTGTATCTGTGTCGGCTTACGTGTTTATTTTCTTTGTGGTTATCAATTACGTCAACATCCGGATGATTGGCATTATATTCGAGGCACTTATCTGGACAGCGTTCTTGGCTTGTGTTTACGGGGTATGTCAATATATTGGACTTGAGGCGTTTGAATGGATCAGATGGGATGATAGAGTTTTTAGCACGTTTGGTCATCCTGCGTTCTTGTCAGCATTCTTGGCAATGGTGTTGCCTTTGGCTATACACAAGGCACTGACCAGCCATAGGGCTTATGCGTTATTTGTGCCACTGTTCATTGCCGTGATATTTTTCACAAAAACAAGAGCAACTTTTGTTGGGATGGTAATATCAATGGCCGTGTTGGCTTGGGTCATGCGGAAAAGAATCTTGACAAATTGGCGCACATCTGCTATATGCGCAGTTGTGATAGTAGTCATTTTTGCTTTCTTCTCAAAACCTTTAATAGTCAGGATCATAAATGAAGTAGATTTAACAGAACAACAATCAGGTACGGCAGGGCCAAGAATCATTATGGCACGTGTAGGAATGTCCGTTGTCAGAGATCATCCTTTCTTGGGGGTCGGCCCAGATACATTGGGGTTCGTGTATATGGAACACTTGCATAAACTGTATCCGAATGGCATAAACGGGTGCGCCAGTTACAATCAGAGCAGGATACACAACGATTTTATTGATATGGCCGTGTCAAGGGGTATCATTGGCCTTTGCGTGTATGTGTGGCTGATTGTGACGTTCTTACGCATGGTATGGAAGCAGGGCAATATTGCATTGACTTGTGTTTGTGTCGGCTTGTTATCGTACATCGTGCAGAATCAATTCTCATTTGGGCATATATCGTTTATTATTTTATTCTGGGTTTATATGGGCATGGCAGTCGTGTTGTGCAGGGAAAAGGAAAGAGGAAAGAAATGAGACATATTAAATTATTAGGATTAAAAGCTAAGGACAAAGTTACAGGTTTTGGGGGAGTAATAACAACACTGAGTTTTGACTTGTATGGTTGCGTTCAAGTTGTGATCACTCCAAAGGCAATTACAAGCACAGGCAAGATGGAACATGGTCAATGGGTTGATATTACAAGGCTTGAATTGAAAAGCAAAAAGCCTGTGATGGAAATTCCTAACTTTGAAAAGGGATACATTGCAGATGGTAAAAAAGGTTGTGCGGAAAAACCAGCACTGTAAGAACTTAATAAAATGGCAAAAGGCGAATTAAAAAACAGGATAAATAACATACTTGAGAAGTTGGTATATTTTGCGCTGATCGGGTTGGCAGTATTTGTATTTAAAATAAATGCAAAGGTCAACACTATTGACGGCAATGCAAAGAAAATAGAGGCTCTTGAGCAGCGACATACACAAGACAAGAACATACTGCACCAGAAAATATCAAAGGAAACCGATAAAATAACCGAATTACAACAGGCGGTGTCATCATGCAAAACCGCTATAACCTTTTTGACAAAGGAACATCCATGAAGAAACTCTTATTAGGTATGGGATTAATTGCAATCGTTTCAATGTCCGGTTGTTTGCCAGTGATTGTGGCAGGGGTAGGCGCAGTCGGTACTGTTGCAGCAGGGCGGTATAAGTACAAAGGGGATATTAAAAAGGCCGAGGCAATGATTGAGTTTAGGGATACCGTAGTCGATGAACTGGACAATATTAACAAACGTATTGACGAGGAAGGGTTTTGAGAGTTTATAGAATTATAAAAAAAGGTTTAAAATGGTTGTATTTTGACAGTAAAAAAGAGGTTGTATGTTATGTAAATTGTTTTAATCTTGCGAAAAATTGGTATTTATCACAATAAATATGATAAAACGGGGAACTGTAAATGGGTGATGTGCCACCATTGCACATGGTTATAATCGGGCTGTTCTCAGTGGGTGGCTCGTTGTTAATAAGCTGGATATTATTCGGGAAGGATGAAGAAAAGTGGAAAGACTGAAATGGCATACAGAAACGAGAACGATTGAACAGCTTGTGCCGTATGACAAGAATCCAAGAAGGTTGTCTGATAAGCAATATGAAGATTTAAAAGCCTCATTGACGAAGTTCAGCCTTGCAGAAATACCCGTTATTGATGCTGACGGGGTTATCATCGCTGGACACATGCGTTTGAAGGTACTGGCCGAAATAGAAACGCCTCATTTCGAGGTTGATGTTCGTGTTCCAAACCGGAAACTTACTGAGAAAGAGTTCCAAGAATATAACATCAGATCGAATAAAAACACAGGCGAGTTCGATTTCGATATTCTTGCAAATGAGTTTGACGTTGATGACCTGCTGGATTGGGGATTCGAGGCAGAGGAATTGCTTGGGTTTGAGGATGAAGAAACACCGACAGGCGATGACGATGCAACACCAGACCCGCCAGCCGTTCCAAGAAGCCAATTGGGGGATTTATACGAGCTTGGCAATCATCGTGTGTTGTGTGGGGATAGTACCGATAAAGAGATTGTCGCGGTGCTGATGGATGGGGACAAGGCGAATATGGTGTTTACTGACCCGCCTTATGGGGTTGATTATTCAAATGCGGAAAGACCAAACCCGTCAAAGATTGATCTTGGAAAGATTAAAAATGATAATATTGATTTGTCCGAGTTCTTGCCATGTATATTTGGGAATTTATATTCATTTTCTGTTGAAGATTGCGCTTTCTATATTTGGCATGCTGATAAAACAGCACATATTTTTTATAAAAGCGTTGAAGAATCAGGGATTGAATTTAATCAAATGTTGATATGGAAAAAGCCAATGTTGCTTGGTCGGGGAAAATATCAATACGCACATGAGCCGTGTATATTTGGAATAAAAGGAAGCCCGTTTCATACAAACGACAGAACGAAAACAACCGTGTGGGATTTTGGGGGATACGACAAGTCAGGTAATGTCCATCCAACCCAAAAACCAGTATTCATTCCAGAGGAAGCAATAAATAATTCATGCAAAAAAGACTCAACTCACAAGCGAGGTGGCATTGTCCTTGACCTATTCCTCGGCTCAGGCTCAACCTTAATCGCTTGCGAAAAGACAAAGCGCAGGTGTTACGGCATGGAATTAGACCCTCAATATGTTGATGTAATTGTGCAGAGGTATGTGGAGTATACAGGAAATAATAAGATTAAATTGAATGGAGGATCAATCGAATGGTGATTGACTCAATACTTCAACCGAAGGTGTTTAACTATATAATCATGGGGTTGTATTGTGTGAATTCATTCTGGTGGTTGTATCATGGCAAGTATGCAGATTGTTGTTATTGGCTATCAGCATTGGCAATTACAAGCACTGTTACATTCGGTTATAATAGATAAAAACAACTTAAATAACTTAATAAAATGGCCGTTACAATAAAACAAATCAAACAGGCGTTGAAATCAAGTTTTAATAAGCCAGTATATGCGGCTGAAAAACTTGGCATTACATATAATGCGTTATATGATAGAGTTCAGAAATCAAAGGACTTGCAGCGATACCGTGAGGAATTAGATGAACGTAATCTGGACTTCACCGAGATAGCATTGATGAAGGGAATCAAGAAGGGTGATTCTCAGCTTATAAAATATCATTTGAATACAAAAGGCAGAAAGAGGGGATACGGTGAAAAGACAGAGGTTGAATTGTCCGGAGAGGTCAAAGGCAATTCACCACAGTATCACGTAAACTTCACATCAAATCCCAAGAACGATGGTGACTAAGACAGTTGACTTTTACATGCCTGATAAGGCGGTTGAAATTATCGGGTCAGATAAGCGTGAGAAGGTTCTTGAGGGTGGTCGGGGTTCAGGTAAGTCATATAGTTTTGCTGATGCGCTGGTTGTTCGTGCTGCACGTGAAGAACTCCGGATACTATGCACAAGGGAAACACAGAAGTCTATCAAGGATTCAGTGCATAAACTACTGTCTGACAGAATAAGCGCACTTGGCCTTGATGGTTATTTTGATATAAAAAAAGATACAATACGATCAAGCACGGGTTCAGAGTTTATATTTAAGGGCCTGCGCCATAATATCACTGAGATAAAGTCAACAGAGGGCATTGATATATGCTGGGTTGAGGAAGCTGAGAAGGTCACGGCTGATTCATGGGATGTATTAATCCCCACTATAAGGAAAGAAGGTTCTGAAATATGGGTGTCATTCAATCAGGAGTCAAAAGATTCGGCAACACGGTCAAGATTTATTGAGAATCCGTCACCGTTTTGTATATCGGCTCACATGACGTACCGAGACAACAAGTATTTTCCTGATGTGTTACGGCAGGAAATGGAATATGACAGAGTAAACGATCCGGAAAAATACGAGTGGGTTTGGGAAGGTGGCCTTAAAAAGTACCATGATGCAGTTATTTTTACAAAGGTCTTTGAGGAAGAATTTGAAACGCCAGAGGGAGTGGACATATTATTTGGTTGTGATTTGGGTTTTGCCAATGATCCTCTTGCCCTTGTGCGTGGTTTTATTATCAATCGTGATTTGTTCATTGATTACGAGTTTTATGCAGTTGGTGTTGAGAACACTGAACTTCATGCAGCGTTCAATACAATTCCTAATATTCGGGAAGGTAGGATAAGGGCAGACTGTTCAAGACCGGAAACGATTAGCTATCTACGAGGCAACGGCGGCAGGAACGGTGATATTGAGGGGTTTGATGTTATCGGTGAAGGTAAGCTGAAAATTGAAGAAGGTATTCAATATCTAAAAGGGTTTGAGCGTATTGTTATACATCCGAGGTGTAAAGGAACGCTTGATGATTTTAAAAATTATAGATGGAAGCAGGATAGATTGACAAAGGAAATTTTACCAGTGCCAGTGGATAAGTCAAACCATTCTCCGGATGCTGTCCGGTATATGTTGAGGCCACTGATTAGCGTGAAAAAATGGGGGGCTGGGTAATGCCTAAAAAAAAGATGTGCAGACAGCGTGGAAAGCAACAAATACACTTATTCCATAACGAGAAGCCATTCGATTGGCAGCAATGTTATTGCAAACGGTTTAGATATGCAGAACTGAAACAGATTGCAACGGATAATTTGATAAAAGAAAAGGGCGAGAGCATTGAAAGCGTGTAACGGGTATACATCTGTCAAATTGTATGAGGGGCAACCATTCGCATTTGCATGTGATCTGTCAGAAACTTATATAAATGATCAAGATTGGAACACGATGATTGACATTAGTTGTCAATGTGGAAAGAGGCACAAATTACATCGAGACATATTGACACTTAGAACGGGGGAATATCTTGGGAGTTAAGAACTTTCTGAAAAAAGCAATGAATACGCTGGTGCAGGGTAACGCACAGCATCCGGAGGCCAGTTGGTATGCGCTTGACTTGCCACGCACGAACTTTGATTATGCAAGCGAAGTGGGAACGGGGCTGAAATCTAATGTTATCATGTCACCGATTAACTGGATTATGCGGACATTTCCCGAAGCAGAGTTGATATTAAAAAGAAAACTCAAAGACGGTGGCACTGATCAGTTGTTCGAACATGCCTTTCTGGACATAATGGAAACGCCGAATGAGGCTTATGGCTACGAGGAACTGATTGCAGCCGTGACGTTATCACACAACATTGCTGGTAATGCGTATATACTCAAGGTTCGTAACGGTGTTGGAATGGTCATTGCGTTGTGGTACTTACCTCACTGGATGGTGCAGCCTTGTGGCACAGAGGGCAGCACCTCGGTCTATATCAGCCATTATGTATATAATCCTAATGGGATTCAATACCGAATTAATATCGAGGACATCATTCATATCCGTAATGGTATTGATCCGGAAAACACACGTGTGGGGCTTAGTCCATTGGCCTCGGTAATCCGTGAAGTGTTCACCGATGATGAAGCAAGTAATTATTCAGCCACTATGCTTAGAAATATGGGTGTTGTAGGTGCGGTTATATCACCGAAGGAAAATGTAAATCTTGGCCCGAAGGAAATAATTGAGATAAAAGAAAAATTCAAGAAATCATTCACGGGTGATAATAGAGGCGATCCGCTTGTTATGACAGGGCCAACGCAGATTGACACGCTTGACCTTGACCCGTCAAAGATGGGGCTTGCTGAGACAAGGAACATATCAGAGGAACGTGTCACGGCTTGTCTGGGTATCCCTGCGGCAGTTGTAGGTTTTGGCACGGGCTTACAGTCCACAAAAGTGGGTGCAACAATGTCTGCCATGATTAAGCTGGCATGGACTGGAAACATAATCCCAACACAGAGAAAAGTAGCAAAAGCGTTACAGCGTCAATTGCTTGTAGATTTTGAGCTTGACAAAACACTGCTGGTCTGCTATGACAATTCAAATGTGGCAGCAATGCAGGAGGATAAAGACGCACGTGTTAAGCGTTTGAGCGATGGTGTCACAAAGGGATGGGCGAAGGTTTCAGACGCAAGAGCAGCGGAGGGGCTGGCCGTTGAAGATTCTGACAAGGTTTATTTGAGGCCGTTGAGTATTGTTGAGGCTGAATAGACATGGCGATTACTTTAACAGAAGAAATTGCAATCAGGTCTGCGCCTAAAAAGAGGCCATCACGCAAGCAGGTTAAGTTTGCAAGGCAGCTTGATACCGATATTTTAAAATATTCAAAGCAGTTTGCACGGGATTTGGTTGAGGTTCTTGATGATTTTGGCAGAGAGTTGGAACGTGCGACACTTGAGGTAATAGATACAGAGAAGAATATTGGCGAGGATTCAGTTCACGCTGGTCTGATCGTTGAGGAACTTGATATTGCTGGGTTTGAAGTCAGTATGGCTCAAGTATACGAAAAGAATTATAAACGCATTATGAGGGCAACCGAGGCAAGATCAAAAGCAACGCTTGACCTTTCAATATCAATAGTAGATGATACAGAGGCCCAGATACTTTCAAGCATTACAGATCGCATCGGGTTAATGGACATTGAGAAAACTACCAAGCGTAAAATCTTTGAGCAGCTTGGTGAAGGTCGGCTTGACGGTGAAAGTGTTCCACAGTTGGCCCGTAGAATACGAGAGTTTGTGCCATCCGGTAGATTTAAAAAAGCATCAACAAGGGCAAAGTTAATAGCACGAACCGAGGCAACACACGCACAAAAGATGTCTGCGGCAGCCTCATACAGTGCAAATGGCGTTCAAGAAGTAATGATAATGGATAACCGACTTGGTGAAGCGGATATGGAAACCGATCCGGAATGCATTTTGCTAGTTGGTAAAGTGGTCAGCATTGAAGAAGGTGTTGCTTTAATGGATGAAGAACATCCAAACGGAACGAGGCGCATGGTAGCAATGCCACCGCCAGTGGAATAAATACACATGAAAGAACACAAAGATTGGATACAAATTGGAATTGCTTGTTATGTTGCAGGGATAATTGCATATCTTGTCGTTACAAAGACGGGAACGGCAGAGGGAATGATTAAACCGGACATTGTATATACATTTTTTACAGGTGTATTTGCAACCAAGATTGTTGATTTCGCTTACAAAGCAATCACTAAAAACAAACCATGAATATAATTTTTCCTATATTTGCATTCATTGCAGTATGTGTATGCGGTGTGATACATGCGCATAATGCTATAAAAGAACACGAAAATAATATGGATTATATTAATAAAATTAATCGGGGGTAGTTATATGGATGTCAAATCGTTTAACGTGAAACTGGAAACAGATGTAAAGGCATTGTCAAAGGGCGAGGGCCGTGCGGTAATTGCTGAATTTAACAAGGTGGATCATGATGGCGATGTGACTCTTGCAGGGGCTTTTGGGAAGCAGCATGTAAATATACTACCTGCACATGATAGGTCTGCGCCACGATTAGGCAAGGCCATATTGACTGAGGCTGGTGAGAGGGCTATTGCAGAGTTTAAATTTAACCTTGATGCTGATGCAAAGACCGCCAAAGAATGGCATTCAGCACTCAAGTTTGACATGGAGAATGGTGAACCATTACAAGAATGGTCTTATGGATTCAAGATAATAGATTCATCATTCGGTGAGTTTGAAGGAAAACAGGTCAGGTTTTTGAAGCAGCTTGACGTTATTGAAATTAGTCCGGTGCTACGAGGTGCAGGAACAAGCACAGGGACACTGGCAATTAAAAGCAAAGGCATGACATACACAGACCAGATGAAACAGGCCACCGCATCCCTTGATGATGTAAAGGCTTTTATTGAGCGTTCTCAGTCCCTTGCCGACTTGAAAGCGAAAGACGGAAACTCTTTATCAGAAGAACAACTAAAAACATTGGTTATGTTCTCAACTTCTCTTGATGAAGTTGCAGCAAAATACATGGATTTGGTAAGTCAGCTGACGAAGGGTGCAACGGATGTTGATGAAGTGCATGAATTATTGGCACGATGTCAACGTACTGAAATTAGAACACGGGTATAAAACCTATATTATTAATCTATAAGGGGAGCGTAATGAAAGAACTATTAGAAGCGCAAGCAAAACTTGCAGCAAAACAGAAGAATATGAAGGGTATCTGGGATGAAGCTGGTGCAGATACAGATTTATCACTTGTTAAATCAAACGGTTTTCCTGAGTTGGGTGATACAAAATCCAGAGTCAAGAGAATCAGCGAACTTGATGCAGAAGTCAATGACCTGTTTGACGATGTAAAGGCATTACAGGAAGTGGCAGCATCAAAGAAATCCACAGCAGACCGTGAAAAAATGCTCAATAGTGCAGTTGCGTCTGTTGTTCATCCACAGGGTAATGATGGTGCTGCGGTTGCTAAGGCTGGTCAGGTTATCGTTCCTAAATCATTGGGTGCGCAGTTTATCGAATCAAAGGCGTATCAAAACAGGTTTGGCAAAGAAGAAGCCATCATCGGCCTTGAAACTAATCCGGAAAATGTAAAGACAATATTCAGCACAACTGCTGGTTGGAGTCCTGAGTCAACACGCACAGGAAGATTAGTATTGGATGCACAGAGGCAGCCAGTTGTTACTGATCTTTTGAGAACGTCAAACACTAATCAGAATGCAGTTGTATACATGGAAGAAACAACTTTTACCAATGCTGCGGCAGAGGCAACAGAAGGTGCGGCAGCAGCAGAAGCGGCCCTTGTTTATACTGAACAATCCGTGTCAGTTGTAAAGATTGCCGTGTTTATTCCTGTTACAGAAGAAATGCTTGAAGATGAAATGAGAATTGCATCTTTAATTGATGGCCGTTTGAGGTTCATGATGGCACAGAGATTGAGCTTGCAGATTCTTACAGGTGACGGTGTTGCGCCTAATCTTGAAGGTATATTGAATAAATCCGGTATTCTAACACAGGCGAAAGGTGCTGACGAAATTGAAGCGGCTATCTATAAAGCCATGACACAGGTGAGGGTAACTGGTCAGGAAATACCAGATGCATACGTTACGCATCCTAATGACTGGCAGCAGATCAGGTTGAGGACTACATCAGACGGTATATATATCTGGGGTTCTCCGAGTGAAACAGGTACGCCAAGAATATGGGGTTTGCCAGTTATACAGGAGCAGGCACAGACAGAAAATACAGGTCTTGTTGGTTCATTCGCAAACCCTGCAAATGTTGAGCTTGTGCATCGTTCTGGTGTTGCAGTCAAGATGTCAGACAGCCATGATGATTACTTTACAAAAGGTAAAATGGCAATCAAAGCAACACAGAGAGTGGCAATGCCAATTGGCAAGATAACTGCTTTCTGCACAGTAACAGGCATATAAGCAATATTAATATTGTTTAGATAATTCTATTTGTTCCCGTTCCGAGAGGTTCGGGAACAACTTTTCTTCTTCATTCAATCGGGAGGTGTTCAGATGTTAAGATTTTTCAAACGTAATGCAGGGCCAGTGATAGCATTGTTCCTTGTATTAGTAATGTGTGCAGGGGCGTATGCTGGGCGCAGACAGATATGGAGGGCGGTCAAGATTGGATATGCTGCAACGTCAGCAGGTTCAATTCTGTCAGCCGTTACTGATACTGGATCGACTCAAACAATCACGACAGGCATCAATAAGCTGGTAAGGCATAGCAGGATTACAGCAACCGCAGGAGGTACAGCAGGAGATATTGCAGCAGCTTCCGTTCAGTTGATTGGTACTGATCCAAATGGAACTGCTATTTCAGAAACATTGCCAGCGTTCACAGTCAATACTACTGGAAGTGTAACATCTGTAAAAGTCTACAAGACAGTGACAAGCGTTCATATACCTGCACATGATGGCACTGGTGCAACTACAAGCATTGAGCAGGCTGGTGGGCCAAATGCAGGGACAACAGAAACTGTTATTGCAGCGGTGACAGATACAGGCGCACAGCAGACAGTGACAACGGGAACTTCTATCAATCATTTGGATGTGCCGAGAAACATAACAGCATCAGCACACGGTACAGCAGGAGATATTGCAGCAGTGTCAGTTATTGTTGCAGGTACTAATGTCGAAGATAAAGCTATTTCAGAGACATTGTCAGCGTTCACGGTGAACACGCAAGGTGTTGTTACTGGTGCAAAGGTATTTAAGACAGTGACAAGTGTAACAATGCCTGCACATGATGGCACTGGTGCAACCACTTCCATTGGGACAGGTGACGTTCTTGGAATTGGGTACAGGTTGAAGCGTAACACAACTAGAAATGCTTATCTTGCTGAAACGGTAGAAGGTACATCGCCTACTATTACAATTGATGCGGATGACATTGAGAGCAATGGCGCAGATTTGAACAGTGCGCTTGATAGCACGCAGGTGATTCTTGAATTTATGGAAACACCTTAATTGATTTATTTCTTGTGGCTCAGATGGTTCAATCCATCTGGGTCATGGGTTTTTAATGGGAGAAAGAATGTTTAAAAGACTAATATTGGGAGTTTTATTTGTCACACTGGTTTCTGTTTCTGTCAGTGCGGCATTGCTTGATCCTGTTACGAACTTTGCAAAGGGAACAGTAAATACTACATACGATTCAACCGCAACGAGTATTGTATTATCATCTGGTGATGGTGCAAACTTTCCGTCAACATTTTCATACAATGTTATCTGGTGGAATGCGACTGATTATCCTGACCCGTCAGACGATCCGAACAAGGAAATTGTGAGAGTGTCCGGTAGAACTTCCGACACGCTGACTGTTACAAGGGCGCAGGAAGGAACGACAGCATCAACAAAAAACACTTCTGGAAAGACTTATTTAATGGTTCTAGGTATCACGAAGAAAGTCATTGATGATATTGACTTATTCTTTGTGGGTACAAATAGCACTCAAACAATAACGAATAAGACAATTGACACGGCGAACAACACCATCACTGTTGTCGAGGCAGACATTAGTGACCTTACACATACGACAGGCACACCAGAGGGAACTGCGATACTATCAACCGGAGAAGTGGGAGGCACAAAGTTTTTAAGGGAGGATGGTGATAATACTTGTAGCTGGCAACTTCCTTCTGTGAATAGTGCTACACTGGCCCTTGATAACCTTGCCGCAGTTGCGGTGAACACTGCAATTATTTCAGATACAGATATTACAGATGACTTTGGCACAGGTGATATACGTTGGAAAGATGTGTATGCGCAGGGCATAAGGGCAGGATTAACCGCCTTTGATACTACAACTATTAGTGCAAGGGATGTTGATGGCGCAGCATGGACTGATTTTATTACGGTAACGAGTTCGAACACTCCAACATGCGTGATTGCCAGTGATGTAACGGCAACAACACAAACAGCAGCAGATAATTCAACGAAGATTGCAACAACGGCTTATGCTGATGCAGCGGCTGGCGGTGGTGGTGCAAATACGGCATTGAGTAACCTTGCAGCGGTGCAGATCAATTTGAGTTTAACGTCAGATACAGATATTACAGATGATCTTGGAACGGGCGATATTAGATGGAAAGACTTATACGCAAGTGGTGCAAAGTCAGGTTTAACTGCTGCTGATACGTTGATTTTGAGTGCAAGGGATGTTGATGGCGCAGCATGGACTGATTTCATTACACTTACGTCAAATAATACACCAACATGCGTGATTGCCAGTGCGGTTACTGGTACAACGCAATCTGCCTCTGATAATTCAACGAAGCTGGCAACAACGGCTTATGCGGATGCTGTATCTCCTACAAGTATTGACACTGGAACTGTTGACTATTCAAGCAGGAGTATAACGGTTGATACTGGTGGAACGCTTGACATTAACCTTGGCACTGCTGCTGGTGACGATTTCACTGTTGATACAAATACCTTTGTTGTGAATGGTACTAATGGCTATGTTGGGTTAGGTACTAATTCTCCAAATCATCAATTTTCAAATAATGGTGGTTCGTTTGCAAATCTTGATGCAGCTACGGGATTTTACTGGACAGGAGGGGCCGCTTCAAAATATGCGGCTGGTTATAGAACTGGTTCTGATCCGGGCTGGGCAATGGGGATTAAGATTGGTATAACCGATCCAGATGATACAGACTTCTACATTCATTTCTTAGACGATCAAGGCAATGTTGAAGGTAGTATTTCTGGTAAATCAGGCGGTGGTGGTGTGCAGTTAAATGATGCGTCTGATGAAAGATTAAAAGAAAATATTGTTGATACTTCAAAGGGCCTAGCAACGATAAATGCAATAAAGGTGCGTGACTATAACAAGAAAGGATTACAAACAACGGTAACAGGCTTTATTGCTCAGGAGTTAAAAGAAGTTGTTCCAAATGCGGTGCATGTTCCTTCTGATCCAAGTAAAATGATGTCTGTTGCAACAAGTGAATTAATACCTATTCTTATTAAGGCTGTCCAAGAGTTGGATGCGAAGATAAAAATATTAGAAGCAAAACCATAGATGTTATTAATGATCCGGATTGATCTTAAATAAAAAAGGAAAAATATCATGAATAGAATATTGTTTTTAGCGTTGATTGTGTTTGTAGGATTTGGAGGGGTTGCGGATGCTGCATTGTCAAACAGGGGAACGGTTGAGCTAGAGGTTTCACGTGGTAATGTATCCGGAATGTCATCCGTCAATAAGTTTGCCGAAAATATTGAAATTGATTCTGGTGTAACTGCTGACGTATGGGATGGCGGTCACACATTGGCAAGTGGTGGCGTGTCTCTTTTGTGGGTTGCGCCGACACAGGCAAGGATTCACCAGTTAGTATCAAGCAGCACAGATGACGATGGTTCTCCGGCAGGCATCGGCGCATTGACTGTAAAGGTGTGGTATTTACCTGATTGGGATACGGTAGAAACATCAACAACGGTCACGATGGATGGGACAACAAATGTTGCATTACCTGCATGTGTGATTATAAACAGAATGGAGGTTATGACAAAAGGCGCATCAGGGCCAAATGTTGGAATTATAAAAGCCACCGCTGACACAGACGGAACAATTTCAAGCCAAATACGTGCAGGTCAAGGACAGACACAGCAATCTGTCTTTGGTTTTGCATCAACACAGACATTGTATCTGTGCAATATGTATTCGTATGCGAATAAAGCTGGCGGTGCGTCAGGTTTGGTTGACATGACTCTTTTGTATAATGGCGAACCAGATACAGAACTTACAAAATTTGTAACAAAGTTTACAATGGGTATGCAAACGGTTGGCCTTTCCGGTAGCAATCATGGGTGGTGTTTGCCAAGATCGTTTGACGGCCCTGCAATAATAAAAATCGGGTGTGTGTCAGGTACAAATGACATGGATATTTCTGCTGGTTTCAGTGGTTATTTGTTAAATGACACATGGTAAATTCACAAATCTAATTAACTTAATATTTTAATATGTGGAGGATTTAAAAATGGTAGCAAAAGAAAGATTGTGGCTTACATCAGACAGGAAAAGAGTGGTAGAAGAAGGGCATAAAGACGCACGTGTTTTGTTGGTAGCGGTTGGCCGCACAGTGCCAGTGGCATTTAGGGGCATGGTTGATAATGGGCATGTGATTAAAGGTGCGAAGGAACAAAGCCCTGCCGAACCGGAAACAAATATTGAGCGATTAGAGAGGGAAGCAAAGGAAGCAAAAGACTTAGAGAACAAAGAAGCAAAGAAAGTCTCTAATAAAGGCGGTGTTCAAGTAAATAGAAAAGGAAAATAATAATGGCACTGTTGACACTTGCTAAGGTTCGAGAAAACATTGAAACGGGTCTGGGTGATGATGCATTGCAACGGGTCATGGATTCGGTTGAGGATGATATTGATCAGCGACATGGCGCAGTCGCATCTGAGGTCGATGACTTGATTGGTGGTAAGTCTGACATCTGGACATCAAGGCCCATATTAACAATCACTACCATTGTTGAAACGGTTGACACGACTGATACAACTCTTGCGACTGATGACTGGACAAGGAGGCACGACACGCAGCTATCACGTAACGATGACGGTACGAACTCACGAAAGAGGTGGGGTGATAGGGTCAAGATTACTTATGTACCAGTAGACACCACGAACAGGCGCATTATGGTATATCTCAAGATGATCCTGCTTGAATTGGTTTACAGTGGTTATGGTAGTTCAAAAGAAGGTGACTTTAATTCATCTGCATTGGATTATGACACTGAACGTGAGAAATTGCTTTCCAGTCTCAGCAGAAATGGGCATTTTATATGAGTTTCAGAAACAGGATGATTCATAGGGCAACGGTGCAGGTCAATACACCGACAGGTACAGATTCTCATGGACATCCGACAAAGCCTGTATGGACACTGGCTCAAATTTCACCATGCTGGGTTTATAACAGTAAGGATGCATTTATCAATGATACGGAAAAGACAACGGTAATCAGGGGGTTGAAGATTGCCTTTGATTTGTCTGCGAATATAACTGAGGCGCATCGTGTCTCGTTGGTTACGGATAAGAATACAGTGACTCTATACTCCGGTAATTATCTGGTACGTAATAAGGTACGAAAATATACACATTATGAAGCTAATCTTGTGGTTGCGGAATAATGGGAAAATTTATAAATACGCTAATTACCGAAGATGATCTTATCAAGAGGAAAGACAGGAAGCGGTTCAGGATACATGAAAGGCCGTTTGTGTATGTTACAAATGCTGGATTGAGAGTGATTGTTCATGTGGGGTTTAGGACTGATTTTGCATCTGTCCCGAAGCCGTTCAGAGTTTTTGTTTCAACCGTTGGATTGCATAACGGTGCTGATGTTATACATGATTATCTGATTGATTATAAAATAGTGTCACGCAAACAGGCAGACAGGATATTTCTTGAGGCTCTTAAAGACCTCGGTGTTGGCTGGTATAAGCGAAGAAAAATGTATATGGGTGTAAGAAGCTATTCAATGACATTTGGTAAGTTAAAAAAATGACAGTTAAATGGAATGGTGATAAATTAATAAGGAAAAAGAACGCAGCAATTGTAAACGGATTGAATTTTATTGCCAAAGAATCAAAGATATGGGCGTTGGGGCATCATCCTAATTGGCAGAATAGAACATTACTGGCCGAGGGCAGCATTGACGTTAAAGAATTTGCAACGCTGAAAAGTCACAAAGTTTTATGGGGAAGTGTTTGGACAAATCAGGGTGCAAATTATGTGTGGTATTTGGAATTCAATCATCCACCATTTTTGAGAGCAGCAGGTGACAAAACTTATAAGGGCTTACCAGCGGCAATAAAACGATATATGAAAGTGAAAAAATAATATGGCACTTGCACAAGACCCGATTGCAGCATTGATTGATTACTTACAGGCAAACGGAACAATATCATCATTGTTGTCAACACGTGTTTACGGTCTAAAATTACCGGAAGCGGATGCAGCAAGTATGCCACGCCAGTGCATAGTCATTAACGGGGCTGGTGGTATCGGTGAGGCATCATTTATTGAAACATTTAAAATGCGCTTAGACTTTTTCTGTTATGGAGAGACATCATTCGAAGCGTGGGAGACTTATTTGACATTGCATACCGTGTTGAAGCAGATGGACAGAAACGTTATTAATTCAACATTGCTATTAAGTGCGATACACAGCGCAGGGCCATTCCCTGCAACCGATCAAAAAACGGAGTGGCCTGTCGTGGTAGATACTTGGGTTCTGGAATTTCACACAACATTGTGTGTTTAATATTATATTTTACAAGGGAGGGTTTTAAAAATGAGTACATCAATTGAGATAGTTAATGGCCCATTCGATGTGTGGGCTGCGGCACTTGACACAGCATACTCTGATATATCTGTTGATGCAATTGTTGCAGCAGGGTGGGCAAAGATTGGCTCTAGTGGTGCAAGGCATTATGACGAAGAAGGTGTCATGTTAAAGTTGCCACAGGAAATGGAAAAAGTGTCCGGACTTGGTGGCACAGAAATATTGAAGATACTGAGAACCCTTGAAGAATTATTCATTGAGTTTACTCTATTCGACTTGAGTTCTGCGGAAATGGTAAAGGGTTTAAACCTTGCAACATCAACAACCGATACTGCTTCCGGTTCGGGTGTCGGTGGTAATCAGAGTTTCAGCTTGTTGAGGGGACTGTCTGTTGACGGGTTGGCAATGACAATCAGAGGAAACAACAAATCATCTGATCTTGTCACTGAGAACATCCAGATTGAAATACCTCACATGGTACAGGTTGCGAGTCCGGAGCTTGTATTTTCAAAGGGAGACAAGGCAGGGTTGAAGTTTGAACTTCAAGCAATCGCTGATTATACTTATACAGGTGGCGGTTCTGCTGGCGATTTCCCTTATGGCCGTATGTTAATCGGTGATGCAGTAGCATCATAACAAAATGAATATTGAGAGACTTAAAAAAACAATAGAAGTGTTGCACGAATCAGCGAAGCGACACAAACAGTCATCTTCAATGCACCGCAAGCAAGGAAAGGCTTGCATGGTAGAAGCGGCTGAATTACAGAATCTTCTTTCCACGAAAAGGCGAAGTTAAATCATGGCCAATAATAAAGCAAAAGAGGTATTACTTGACCTGTCAACAGATAAGGTTAAGGCCCGAATTCTCATTGATGACGTATCGTATGACCTCATTGACATTAATGAGTTGAGTATTATGGAACGTGAACCAATGACAAAGGCATCGCAGAAGTTGGCAAAGATGTCTGATATTAGTACACCAGCAAAAGAACGTGAATATAATAAGGTAATTACCAGCATATTGTCAGTCATCATAATGGGCGATTGCGGCAAGGTCTTAAAAAAGCTGTCCATTGGTAAAAAGGTTGATATATTCACGGCTTACGCAGATGCATCTGACCTGATAAAAAAAAAGGTGAAACCGTTGACGAAGGGCAAGAGGGCGAAGAAGAAACAGAGATAGATTGGGGTGAGCATATACCACGCTTGCAAAGGTTCTATGGAGGCAGTATTGATTGGCTTAATATTCCTTTTGCATTGCTTAATTCCTATTGTACAATGATGGCAATTATAGAGTCAGAAGAAACATTGACCCAGATTAATGCCTTGCAGTTTAGCGGTGGGAATATGGAGGAAAAGGCAGCAAGTAGTTATATAAACAGAATCAATGACCGTGCATTTAAACGCAGTAACCGGAAAGAAAAAGTCATATCAAGCAGTATGAGAAATGCAGTTGTATCATCGGCAGGCATTAGTGTCATGAATATGAATGATGCGGGCCTTGATCCAAAATACAAAAAAACACTGTTCCCTTTTACGCCACCAAAATAATAACCGTATAGAGGAAAACCAATGGCCGAAAATTTAGGCGATGCAATACTTGAGTTAAAAACCGATTCAAAGCCGTTTGACAAGGGTATTAAAAAGGCAAAAAAAGGAACAGAGAAACTTGAAAGGAAACTCAAGACTGCTGGTAAGGCTGCTATTGCTTTAAAGACAAAGATTATAGCAATAGGTGCAGCGGTGATTGCTGGTGTCGGTATCTCAAAGGCTATTTTCAAGGTTACAGACTTGGGTGACAAAATGGCGAAGATGTCACAAAAGACAGGCATTGCCATTGAAACATTATCGTCATTAAATCTAGTGGCTGAATTAGGTGGAACAAGTATTGATTCACTCTCTAAAGGTGTCCAGAAACTTTCCAAGAACATGTTTGATATTAGCGTTGGCTCAGGTGCAGAAGCAAAAAAGGCTTTTGAAGATTTAGGTATTGCGGCGCAGGAAAGTGATGGCAGTTTGAAAGATTCACTTGACGTTGTTCTTGAAATATCTGACAAGTTTAAAGATATGGACAATGGCGCAAGAAAAACGGCATTGGCTATGAGTATATTTGGCAGGGCTGGCGTTGAATTAATCCCTACGCTAAATCAAGGATCAGAGGCAATAGAGACTCAAATACAACTTGCAAAAGATTTGGGATTACAATGGAGTCAGGAAACAGGTAAACAGGCCGAGGAATTTACTGATGCAGTTACTATATTAAGTAAATCTTTTTTCGGATTATGGCAATTATTAGTTATAAAATTGACACCAGCACTGACTTGGTTGGCGCAGCAATTGTCAGGATTGGTAAGGTTTGCATCTGCTTTTGGTACGTCAACTGGTACAATTCAGAAGGGAATAAAGCAAACGGTTGTTGTCTCTAATCAACTTTCAAATGCGTTGTCTCGGATAGCAACAAAAAGATTTGATGAATTAGAAAAAGCCTCAAAGAGATTTGCTGGTACATTTACCGATAGCCTTGTTGATATGGTAACAAAGTCGGAAGTTACATTTACCCAAATATTACAAGGATTCTTGATAATGCTTGCAAAGATGGCAGCAAGGGCAGCGGCATCAAATATTGTTAGCGGTTTATTTAGTGCGGCCGCATCTAATCCAGCAGGGTTGGCAGGTCGTGCAGTTGGTAGTCTTTCAAGCGTTGGCAAGGTCTTAGGGTTTGAAAAGGGTGGCATTGTTGGAGGCCCAACGGGTGCGCCTGTTCCTGCAATCGTTCATGGTGGTGAGGAAGTCATTCCGAATGGAGGCAGCAGGGGCGGTGATATTACTCAAAATATTAATCTGAGCCTCGGTGTGACTGAAACAGTTCGTGCTGAGTTGTCGAGTATGATGCCAGCTATCAGGCAAGCAGCAGTTGAGGCCGTGCAAGTTGCAGGGCGCAGAGGTGGAGGAATGTCATTAGCAATGGGGTCAAGAGCATGACCAGAGAACATCGGAGGTGCTGTGATGGTGAGATTAAAGGCATAAGGACATTAATTGAAAAAAACACTGAAACAAATATCCGAATGGCATTGGATATTCAAAAACTCACATCTTTACAGTCTTCATATATTGAACAGATAAAAGACACGAAAGAATTGACGAATAAACACATTAAAAAAATAGCAATAATTGAGTTAAAACAATCTATAATCACTTATGTAAGTGGAGGCGCATTGTTGGCGGTATTTGCTGCATCATCAAGGTATATATTCTCACATTTAAAGGGGCATTGACATGGTTTATGGTGGTTATGGATACGGCACAACGCCATACGGTGGCAGGACTGGTGGCAAGAGGGTATTGTCAAACGTGTTTTCTCTACCGAACACAACAACGCAGATGAAGTCGGTGCGGTTTGGAAGGTCTGAAAATACAGAAGTGTTTGAAAGTCCTATCTCCGGAAGTGTTCAGACTGCCGAATTAACCGGAGGCAAGTGGATGGCTACGTTTAGCCTTGTAACATTAACACGGGCAGAGGCTCAGGCATGGATTGCGTTCTTGATAAAATTACGGGGTATGTCAGGGCGTTTCTATGCACATGACCCGTCAAACGTGTCAGCACTTGGGAGTTTGACTGGTAGTGCGCCAGTTGTCAATGGAGGAAGTCAGACAGGAGACTCATTGCTGGTGTCAGGATTTGCGCTATCAACAACAGGCGTTTTGCTTGCAGGGGATGCTATTTCATTTGACACTGCCACATGGAGGGAAAGGCATATTGTGACAACTGATGTTGATTCTGACAGTTCCGGCAATGCTACAATTCCACTTGCGTTCCCGATCCGTGAAAGTCCAATCCAAAGCGATCCAATTGTGACCACACGTGCATCTTGTATTATGAGGCTTGCAGATAATGACCAAGCGTTCTGGGATGTTCAACAGGCATTGAGGTTTGGTATACAGTTTACAGGTGTGGAGGTTTTTAAATAATGACAAGGGATGTTGATGCAGCACAAGTAACATTATCAAAGGAAGATGTATACAGGCCATTTGTATTAGTGGAAATGCAATTTGACTCCGGTACGGTTTACGTGTGTTCTCTTGATAGAAATATTACATTCAGTGGCAATTCTTATCTGGGTGTGGGTAATTTTGGCAAGATAGGCATGACCAAAGAGACTGCACAAGCAGAAGCATCTGGGGTAAGTATGGAATTATCAGGTATTCCGAACACGTATATCAATGCGGCAAAGGATGAAGAATATCACGGCAGAACGGTTATAGTCCGTCAGGGTTTTCTTGATTCAAATTTTGCACTGTCTGGTATCGGTGATCCTGCTATTTTATTTCAAGGCATCATAGATCAGATGATGATAACGGTGGGCAACACTTCAACCGTTGTATTAACTGCGGAAGATGATTGGATACGATGGGAAGAACCAATCAAATCATTATACACAAACGAGGAACAGCAACATCTGTATGCAGGGGATTTGGGTCTTGAGTTTGTTAATCAGGTAGTTGATAAGCAATTAATTTGGGGTAGACAATGAGATATGAGCAATGGCCTGAGTTACTAGATCAATACGTTATTGATAATCAGAGAAAACCTTATAAATATGGCACAGCAGATTGTGTTACATTTATGGCTGGATTGGTGGCATTGATAACGGGCAAGGATGTCTTGAAGGGCAAACGATACAGCGGAGAAAAGAGCGCATTGAAACTATTAAAGAAACACGGTGGTCTTTATAATCTGGTTGATATTCAGTTTGAGAAAGTTGGATTTAAAAAGATTGACGTTATGAGGGCAAGGCGTGGTGATGTTGTCGGGTTTAAGACAGAGGCGCACGGTGAGACAGTCGGCGTTTGTGTCGGTAATATGTTTGTGAGTCAAGGTTCTGATGGGTTGGTGTTTCTACCAATGAGAAAATCCGAACTTGCGTGGGAGGTTAAATAGATGGGCAAAGCAGTTGCGGCAGTTGCGGTTGTTGTGGGTGCGGCAGCAATTGTTGTTGCCACAGGTGGCATTGGTGGTGCAGCGTTGTTCCAATTTGGTGCTGCAATGGCTCTTGGCGGTGCAAGCCAACTCTTAGCACCAAAGCCACAGAAACCAGAATTTTCGAGTTTAGGGGGTGCAGAGGGTGGCGGTTCATTAATCCAACAACAGCGTCAGCGGTTGCAGACGGTGCGCAGTTCGGTGGCGGCCAGACAAATAATATATGGGGAAACAGTTGTTTCTGGTGTCTTGGTCGCTGCTTTTTCTTCCGGTGCAGATAATGAATATATTCATCTTGTCTTGGCCTTAGCTGGGCATGAGGTTGATGAAATCAAAACAGTGTGGTTTGACGATACTGTTTCAACAGATAGTAGATATACAGGACTTTCTAGATTAAATACACACACAGGAACGGCAACACAAGCTGCGGACACTGACCTTGTTAGTGACATAACAGAGTGGACAACGGCACACCAATTGAAGGGAATTGCCTATTTGTACGCAAGGCTCAAATGGGATGTTGACGTATGGCTCAGAGGCATTCCAAATATCAAGGTATTAGTTAAAGGAAAAAAGATATATGACCCACGTGACGGGCTGACAGACTGGACAGATAATCCTATTATTTGTCAGCGTGATTTTCTTCTCAATGAGTTCAATGCGGCATCAGGCTCAGTGGATGACACCGTTATCGCTGCACAGGCCAACGTGTGTGACGAAGATGTCTCTTTGCGTGTCTCAAGTAGCATAACGTCCTTTGCGGATGCTGGTGGCGGTCAGGTAACGGTAGAGAGTGTTAATCATGGCCTTTCAAGTGGCGCATCCGTAGAGCATACAGGAACGACAAACTATAATGGATCGTTTTTGGCTACCAATATAACTGTCGATACATACGAAATTACAGCTACATGGGTGTCTGATGATGCTACCGGAACATGGACAAAGGGCATTACAGCGGTTGCGGATGCTGGTGGTGGCGAAGTGACAGTTACAGTGGTAGCGCACAGGTTGGCAAATGGCAGTACGGTCACGCAAGCAGGAACTACCGATTACAATGGCGATTATTTAATTTCCGATGTTACTGCTGACACGTACAAGATTACAGCCACATGGGTGTCAAGTCAAACAGGAACAATATCGGCTGCAAATCAAGACAGGTATGTTTGCAATGGTCAATTATTGCGTAACGATGTACCAATTAACATGATGGAACGTCTCAAGAGTTCTTGCGCTGGTACTAATGTCAGACAGCAGGGTGTGTATAAATTGTATGCAGGGGCTTATGTCGTGCCGACAGTCACACTGACTGCGGATGATTTACGGGGTGATGTGCAAATCCAAACAAAAGACAGTAGGAAGGATTTATACAATGGAGTAAAAGGCGAGTTCATAAACGCAGCAGATAATTATTTGACAACAAATTTTCCACCGTTGACAAATTCATCATTTGAAACGGATGATGGTGGTGTTCAAATAATCAAATCAATTGAGTTACCATTCACAGATAATGGTATCAGGGCGCAGAGACTGGCAAAGATTGTTCAGTTGAGATCACGGCAGGGGGTCAAGGTTGTTTTTCCGGCAAAGATGACAGCGTTTGAAATAGCTGCATGGGATACGGTCAATCTTACACTTGCAAAACTTGGCTGGACAAACAAGACTTTTCGGGTTCTGTCATGGTCGATGGCTGCAAAGGGTGGGATTGATTTAGAATTACAGGAAGAATCCAGTACAGACTGGGCATGGTTGTCATCTGATGAATTGGCGATCCCTGATCCGGTGGCGATGACTATTCCCGATCCATATACGGTGACAGCACCAGCGAGTTTGACATTGACATCTGGTGCAACTGAGTTGATTGATAAGGCTGATGGAACGCAAGTCAGCAGGATCAAGGCTGCATGGACTACGAGTACAGATCAGTTCGTTTTGGTTGGTGGATTCTTTGAGGTTGAGTTCAAGAAAAACGCTGATTCAGTGTGGTTGAGTGGCCCGATTGTAGACGGCTTACTTGCGCAGGGACATATCTCAGACGTTGATGACGGTGTTGCGTATGATGTAAGAGTCAGGGCGGTTAATTCACTTGGCAGACGTTCAGCATGGTCAACGTCAAGCAATCATACAGTTGTGGGTAAGGCTGGCGCACCGAGTACGCCAACGGGGTTATCAGCAACGGCACGAAAACTCACAATAGAATTATCATGGACTGATAATACGGACAGTGATCTTGCAGGGTATGACGTACAACGGGCAGACGATTCAGGATTTAGCACAAATCTGGTAACACTGAGCGATGTATTCAAGGGGACATATTACATTGATGATCTCGGCACTAAAGGTACATTGAGATACTACCGCATCAGGGCCGTTAATAGGTCAGGCAATGCGAGTTCATACACATCTGGTGTAAGTGCAACCACTGACGGCGTGGACACTGAGCAGGTTGTCGATAACGCAGTCACTGTAAGTGGGTCAGCGAGGACAGCAGGCTCAGTGACATATAGTACAAGTATCACGACATTACAAGAGGTGACGATTACTACTGACGGCAATACACCTGTTGCAATTTGGGGATCATTTCAAACATGGACAACAGTGGCTTCAAGGTCTTCAATATATGATATTATACACGTTGGCACAGGTACTACAATCACATCATCCGGAATAGTACACAAGCAGTCAACAGGTGGTGATGTTAGGACTGATGGGGGAACGATAATGGAAGCAAATATTGCCATGATTGGATTATATACACCAACTTCATCCGGTAGCCATACATTTAGAATGAGGGCAACACATAATGGCGCTGGTGGCATTTCTGATAATAGAAACTTAGTCGTAATGGAGCTTAAAAAATAATGGCAAAGACAGGCGTTAATTATAATAAAATAACGGGTGAGATAGGCAGGGTGGTTATTGTGTCGAAGGATAGTGACTTGACACTTAATAAACAACACGGAATGACCTTGATGGAGGTGGCCGCCGATCATCCGTGCGTAGGTCTGCCGGATGAATACGAAGTCAAAGAATACGAAGTCAAAGAAGGCAAAGTCAAAGAAGGCAAAGTCAAAGAAGGCAAAGTCAAAGAAGGCAAAGTCAAAGAAGGCAAAGTCAAAAAGAAAACCGCAGCACGTATCAAAAAAGAGAAGAAAGAAAAGGCCGACAAAAAGAACATTATAATCTAAAAGAATCACCTCACTTGGTCAGGTAGTCGTGTCCACAGCGATTACTTGACCTCACTTCCTTGTCGTAACTACATACGCCGTATACACA